ATATTAATAACAGTAGTAGATGCAAGTAAATAAGATAATAAAGAAGCCGGGTCTAGAGCCTCATTAAGTTCTTCCTGTTTTTCCAATTCATCCTCTATAGCATTATCTAATGAATCCGCTGCATCAGCCATATCATCTCCCACATCCGATAGATCCAATTCCTCTTGTTCTAAAAGAAGTGGATTATTAGCTATATATGCTTTAAAATCAAACTTATCCATTTTCTACTATTCTAAGTTTAAGGTTTTTAGTTCCCTTAATTAATCTATGCCAACTATATTTGGGTATAAATATACGAGTATGTTTTTTAAGTTCAATAGGTAATTTATTATCTTCTTGAAATTTCCAATCCGTATCATGGAGGACTTCAACAGTCCTATCTTCCCTATCCCTATGCCATAATAGTTCTATAGGGTCTATATCATCATCAAAAACCCTTAAAAAACCATTACCTTTAATTTCTATATCCTTATAAGGCTTACCAGAACCCTCCATAATTTCTACTTCCACCTAGTGATTTCCAATAACGAGGAAGTCTACATGACCAGTAAGATGCTTTAGTCTTATCATTTTTTTCGGGACAATTATGTCTTTTAGAAAATGCACTTCTTCTTTCTGGGTCATCCATTTTCACAGACAACTGTTGCCCTCCTCCTTTTGCTCCAAACTCAACTCTTTTTATTTTTTTGGATTTAGGATCTCTTACATATACAAAGAATTTTTTCGAACCACCTCTTTTAGGTTTATTTAGTTCTACTTCCCTACCTCGGTATTCCGCCTCAAAAATAAAATCTAAAGGTACTTTTTTATTTTCATACATACCAAAATGACCTAAATCAGTTTCAGTTAGAATCTCTTGATCTGTACCAGATACATTAATTAAATTTCTAGAATATAGTGTTCTTGCTTCTGCCCATAAATTAAAATAAGATTCTGATCCTGCCCTGTAAATATGTTCAGTTAATGGCTTATCATTTTCCAAACAATATCTAAGGCCCTCAGATAACAGAGATTTAGTAGTTAAACTCTCATTAAGGGTGAAAGGTTTAGTTTCACATGTATTACATCCACAATTACACATATTAATAAATATTAAGATGCTTTAACAAATACCGCACTATCAGCAGTACTAGAAGCAGCATAGTTAATTAAGTCATTAATAATTTCTTCTGGGTCATTTGAATTGGCTATGGCATTAATAACTTCTAGGGCTAAATATTTTGATACTCTATAGAGTAGATTTTGGTTTGGTGTTTTTTTAGGGTTAGTATAATTTTTTTCAAAATCATTACTATCTAAACCTTCAGTGCTATCCCATAATCTTTTAAATTTAGCTTTAAACTCGGGATCATTTTCAACCACTTGATTTTTTATTTCTTTAGGGGGAGTGAGTTGTATTCCATTATCATTTAGAGCTTTTTTAATAATAGAATATCCTACTTTACCTCCTGCAGCTTTTTTACCTATTATTTCACCCATAAATCCTGTTAATCCCCCAAAATTTCTAAATTCAATAGAAGCATCATCAAATAAAATATACGCTTTGGCAGCATTTGGTCTAGGGTCTATACCTTTATATTCATATCTAGTAGTTTCTACTGTAGGGTCATTAAATATTTTTAAAGAAGCTTCTTTGCCTGCTTTTTTAAGGGATACTCCTATTATTTTACCCTCATTATATTTTTCTAATAATAAAGCATTTATTTCTCCTAAGGTATCCGGCCATGTAATATTAATTTCATCTGGGGATACCATCCAAATGTCTGCTGGGCTCCATTTATTTATATCACTTATACCTACTTCTTTTAATTTAGGTTTTACTGCTGCCTCTAAATTTTTAACCCAATCTGATCCTCGGTTTTGTATAAAGGGACCAGGGTATTGGGATGCTAATTCATTAGCAATACCAACACTGGAATTTAACCATCCAACATTAGTTCTTAGTAATTCAGCAGCCCCCTCGAAATCTGTTATATTTATTTTACTTTTAGTAGATTGAATAGCTTCATCAGTAACATCTTCTACACTAATGGGACCCGAGGAGTATCTAATTTCATTTACTATACATTGGGCAGATTCGGCTTTAGCTGTTAGATCTGCCCCACCTCTCATTCCTCCCCCACCTCCGAATTCAGCAGTTTTCTTAAGGTTAGAAGTAGTAATTTGATTACCATCTTTATCAATTAAGATAATGGCTTTAGAGATTCTTGTTTTACCCTTTAATTGTGATAAAACTTCTTCTTTATTATTAACAATAAATTTATTACCATCATTTAATTCTAGTTCTTCGTCGTTTTCAATTTTATTGGCTAGAATTTCAATACGAGGAGTTTTAACTCCTCCAGGTAACGTGGCATCTTTACTTAATTCAGAAGGTGATAAAGCTGTTTCCTTTAGTAAAAGATTAGTTTTTAAAAAACTATTTACTAGTGTTTCTAACAGTAAAATATCCTGATCATCATTCATGTCAGGATATCCTTTAGGGAACTTATAAGAAATTCTATCTAAAAACTTTTTAATAGGATCCATTATTCTGTTTCTTCAGTTTCTACTTCTTCGGTTTCTTCCGTTTCTACTTCTACAGCATCTCCACCTTCTTCTTCCATACCTTCGGGGGAAGCATATCTTAAAATTCTGGCTAATGCCTCTATGGCCCGTTCTTCTTCACTTAGATTAAGTAAATAATATTTTTTACCTTCTATTTGGGCCACCCAACTTCTTTCCATCCAAATTAAATAAAAAAATTGGGCATTTTTTAAATTAATCCTAAAAGTAGTAGGTTTAGGAGCTACATAATCTATAGATGCTATAAAACTACCATAATCAGTAGTTAATAAATCTATAATAATAGTCTTGAGTTCAGGGAATTTTTGAAATTCATCAAATTCTATAGTTCTATCCTCACCCTTTTTAGGTGGAACATAAACTTTTTTGGCTATTGCCCTAATCTTCTCTTTAAATTCTTCTACCGTCATTTTTTACTTTTTCTTTTTTTCTTACGGTATTTCTGTATTTGCTTCCATTGAACAGCATCTACTTTTCTAGCCTTACCTCCTGTTAACACAGAATTAACTCGAGCTAATCCCCAAGCATGCTGTGAAGCTCCGGGTCTATGACCTGTTCTCCAAGCTGCTAATCCCTTATTATAAATAGCCCTTAAAGCCGATAGAGGTGCATTAGCTTTTTTAGCCTTATTTTTTAATGCTTTAGTTACCTTATCACTTTCAGTAAGCCCTTCACCAAATCTTTCTTTAAATTTTTTAGTATATTTAGAAGGTTTAGTTTTGCCCTTAGTATCACCTGGTGCTTTTTTATACGCCTCAGGATCATCCTTACCCATTTTAGTTTGTTTTTTAAACTGGGCATCTCTTTTAGATTTAGTAGATTTGGATAGTCCTTTATAGTATTTAGCGGGTTGTGTTCCCTTCTTTTTTTTTATGTCAGGATCTTGTTTTACTCTTCTAACTTCCTGGAGTTCTAAAAAAAAATCCTTAGCTATTTTTTTAATATCTTCTTTTAATTCCTCCTTTTCTGTAAGAGCATCTATTTTATCTTTTTTAAGTTCAAATTCTAAATATTCCTTTGCACTTTCTATATAATCCTGAGATTTAGTTACTTTACTTTGCCACCATGAAGGAAAATCTACTTCTTGGTTCATCTCATCAAATGGTTTAACCATTTTATATAGAGCCATAGCATCAGTACCTATTTTATATAATTTAGATTTAATATCATTAGGCTCATTATCCTGGTGTCCTAAGTCTAAATCCCCCTCTTCTATTTTACCCCCTTTTTTCTTAATGATTGCTTTTTGTAATGCATCAGGTAAATTAGTTTTTTGTTTACCTTTTAATGCTGGGTTATCATCAAATTTATCTGTTTTTTCTTCTTCCATAGGTTTGGAAAGAGCTTTTTTAATGATTTCTCTAAGTTTATCTTTTGATTCCATTTCAGCAAGTTTTTTAGCTTTAGATGTGGCAGTACCATACATTACTTTTTCTGCATCAGCACCATATTTTTTAACTAAGGTTCTTTTATTATCTAACATCCCCCTTATAATATCTTCCCTTTTAGACACTTCAGCTGGGGACATTTCCTTTCTTTCGTTCATTTCACTAGCATAAAGAGCCTTTAGGTATTCCTTAGCACCTGCAGCACTATCTGAACACCCAATAGGTTTTTTAGAAATACTTTTATTAGCATATTTCTTATGAACACATTTACCTACTCTTTTAAAGGGCATTTTATGACATTCTAAGGGTTCTTAAAAATCGGGATTTTATATCTTCCTCGGTTTGTTCTTCTTTTATAATTTCTGACCTAGTAAAAAATGTTATAGTATTACCTATTTGTGTTACAAGTTTAGGATTTCCTAATTTTTTAGCGGCATCAAGGGCTTTTTCTAAAGCTGTTTGCACTTCCTGTTCCTCTGGAGATAACTTTATACCTTCATCCTCAACTTCAATTTCTTCGGTTTCTTCAGTTTCTATTTCCTCCTCTTGTTCTTTTACTTCCTTAGGACAGTGCATTTCAGTTACTATAGAAGCTTTAATCATTTCCTTTAGTTCTTCCTTGGTCATGGTATTAGTATTATATTTTATAAATATGTATCCCTACAGTTAAAATTACTTTATCTTTTTCGATTCTAAATATTCTATTCCTTTTTCTAGGCTTTCTTTTATACGTTCTTTATTAGCACCACCGTCCCATTTTTCTACATCTCCAGCTTCTGTAATAAATGAATTATTAGTTTCCTTAAGGGCCGCTTTCATAAATGAAGTATAATCTGTTATTATACCGTCTATATCAGCATTATGGATACCCTTTTTATATTCTTCCCATTTACCCTCTAATTTAAGAAGTTGTTCTTTTTCAATAACACAATCAAAGCACATTTTATGTATTTTATAATATTGGGAATCAAATCTTTTTTTCATTAATGTACCACATTCAGGACAAAATAAAGGAGTTTTAAAAGCTTTTTTAGCTTTATCTAATTTTGTTATATTTTGTCTAATTCCTTCTTTTATGGTCCAAGTTTGTCCCTTTTCTTCCCAAATATCCCCTTCTTTTCGTTTAATATACCCTTTACTATAGCCAACACTTTGAGAAGTTTTATCACCATATTTTCCCTGTACTAAATTTCTTATTCTTTGAACGTCTTTTTTATTAAATTCCTTTTTTAAAACATTATCTCTCATAAACCGAGTTCTTTTAATTTTTTAATTGTATTAGCTGCAGATGTATGATGAATTCCTATCCCACCTTCTGCATTCCAAGCATCAATAGTATCTTGTCTATCATCAATTAGGATAGAATTTCTTTTAGAATAATTAGGCTTATTTCTGGCGGAAGCCATTTTCATTTTTACCCCAGGTAGATTACTATCTCTCCACTTTCTTTTACCTAATCTTGAAACTGGATTCATAGATGGTGCAGTTAGGATGATAGGGTCATATTTTGAAATATAATTCCAATAAGTTTTACCATCAGACATCCAATCCATATCAGCCCAAAAATCTACTCCTCCCACTTCATCTACTAAGTTCCAAAATTTCTTTGTTCCAAATTTACTTTCATAATCCCTAGGTGCAATACCCTTAGAAAATTCCTTAAATCTACTATCAAAATCAGTTAATACACCATCCATATCTGAATAAATTGTGTATTTAGTTTTTACTTTATCCTCTTGTTCTTCTAATCCACGCGCTAATTCGTAAGCAAAAGCAGATATACCAAATGGGTCTTTACCTAATTTTTTATTAAATCCAAATTTATGTTTATATGGTTTTTCTTCGTGTAATTGACTATCAGTATAATTTCTAAAGTTAATATTACCCTCTAAATATGCCTCTTTTTCTATATCTTCCAAATAATCATTTTCTAGAGTATTAGTAGTATTAATATTATTTAATTTACCTTCTAAATTTTGTTGATGATGAATCATTTCATGAGAAAATGACCTAACAATATCTTTGGGATGTCTACCTTCAGTGTATAACACAATAGTCATAGTGTTAGGATCATAATAAGCTGTTTTACCTAAAAATTCTTTAGCATTTTCCTGGTCACCATGCTTAAAAACAACATTAGGTAAAGGTGTAATATTTTCTCCCTTCTCTAACATATGTTTAGTTAAATTAAGAATCTGTTGTTTATAATCTATACTATCAGAATAAGTGGCATTTTCATTAATATTGGTAGTAGTTTTTAAAGTCTTAGCTAACTGCAATGCTTTATAATATTTTTGATTTTTATCTCCTAATTGAGCTCCCTTCTTTTTAGGATCCTTATCCATTTTTTTCAAACGTGCTATTTCCTTTTTAATTAAAGATAATGGAACTTTTTCCCCCTTTTTTATACCTAATCTTTTTCTAACAGTACCCTGTTTTAAAGTACCTGTTTTTTTACCTTTAGCAGCCATTTTTTCGTAAGTATCCCCCTCCGAAGTTATTTGTAAAGATTCCCCAAAATAGTTAATATCTATGGCTCTTTGGAGATCCGTAGCGTCTTTTTTACGCTTATATTTTTTAATAGTTTTGTATTTATATTCACCAGATGGGTTTCTTTTAAATCTTCTCTTCCCCTTACCTGCTTTACCCTTAGATGTTTTACCTTTTAAACGGACTCTTTTCATTACATGATAGTAATCACCCACTTTTCTTACTAGTTCTTCTATATTCTTAGTGGATTTTCTTACTAATGACCATTGTGGTAATTTTTCCCCTTTATACTCCCCATCCATTTCAAAATTACGAACTGAATATTTTTCTCCCGTTTTGGGATCTTCTAAGGTTAATTTATATCTATTTACTCCCTCTCTTGTGTTTTTAATTACTTTAAGAGCTAATCCCCTTATTAACTTTTTATTGCCTCTTAAAGGAAAGCCCTTAGGAGCATAAACTACATCCCCAGGTAATATTTGTCCTGAATAATTAGATAATTCAATTCCTATTTCATTTATAGGTTCATAAGCAGATCCATAGGGAGCAGATTTACCTTTATGTTTCTTTTGAGCTTCGGGATCTATATTATCTGTAATATCCCTATAACTACTAGCTGGGGGAAATTCCTCCATTTTTTTAATAGCTTGTGCTTTGGTATCAAATGGACCAAATTCTTGTTTAATTCCAGCACCTAATGGATCATCCTGTCTGTAATAATATTTACTACCTCTTTTTTCTATAGCTCTATATCTTGTACCTACATTACTCTTAGCAAATCCCTTTAAACTTTCGTCCTGTTGTCTTAAACGTTTGGTTTTTTCCTTAGATTTTTCTTTCCTATCTGCAATATAATCAAAAGCTCTTTTTAATCTACTTTTAGTATCTGAATCTTTAGAATTTTGATAAGCTGCTCTTACTCTTTGATGGATTAAGTTAATTATTTGAGATTGACGAGCATGAGATTTGGCTTTAAAAGATTTTTTATTTAAAGTATCAACTATATCCTCTTTAGTTCTAAATTTAATCTTTACAGTATCAGTAGGATCTTCGTCAGTATACAAACGTCTCCCTGAACCCTCGGGTTTTTTACCAGTTCCTGTTTTTGGGTCCTTTTTTTTATGGCCCCCTTCATTTATTTTTTTAGATACCATAGTATAAATTTGTTCTTTTTCCTCAAGGGATAAACTATTAGGTAGTAAAGAAAAGAAACCTGTTTTATCATTATTTTTTATATATTCTCTAGCCTTAGTACCACTAACTCCCCCGTTTCCGGTCTCAATAGTTATAGGAGTTAGGTTAGGATAATCATCCTTTTTAGTAGTAAGATGTTTAGTTCTTAATGCTATATCACTTTCATCATCTTCCCTACCTTGTCTTTTACCTAAAAACCATTTATATTTATTCTGTGGATTTTCTTTTGCTAGATTATAAACAGTACGTATAGGAGTTGCTACTGGTAGTATTTCAACTTTTAAAGGTAAATATTTTAAATACATATCCCATATAACTAGGGAATCAGATTGATCTATACCACCTCTCTCTTTTTGACCTACTATAACTATAAGTGAATCAAGATCGGGATTACTTTCAAGAGCTTGTTTTACTACTTCAAAGTGTCCCCTAGTTGGGGGTTTAAACCCACCTCCATATAATCCTATTTTAGCCATTTAGGAATTGTTTTAATCTCATTTGTGCTTCTTCCCTAGATATTGTATATTGTAGAATATCATATAGAAATTCTTCATCTAACATATCTTGAATTTCAGCATTTAATTTATCTCTTTGTTCCTTAGATCTTTTTTGTTGTGCTGGGGTCTTAGGTTTAGTTCCTGTAGGTTTAAATGGAGTAAGGTATTTTTTAATAATTTTCTCTATGTCTTCAATTTTATCACCCTTTAAAGTATTGGCTACAGCTATAAAATTAGGTGTAAATAAATTAAAATAGGGTTTTATGTTATCTGTTACACTTTTCCAAGTACGCATTACAATAGCAGGTGGTAAACTTCTATCCTCACCTCCTGATTTTTCAAATCGTTTTTCGTTTTGTTTTAGGGAACGTTCTAAATCAGTATAAACATAAAGCATCATTATTTTATATCCCGCCTCTTCTAATTCCTGTTTCAACTCAGCAGTTTTATTGTATGAAGCAGCAGTACCATCTAGTACAAATGATTGTTTACCATCTATTACTCCTTGTAGTTCACCCTTAAATTCTTTATTAGCCGCAGCCATTTGTTTAGCTTGTTCAACTCTTTCCTCAGGTGTAGCATTTTTTAAATCCAAACTAACATTAGCTTGTTTAAGATTTTTAATAAAGATATCATCTATATTAAGTATTTTAAGTCCCCCTAAATCAAGATCTTTCAAGATAGATCCTTTTCCCGCACCTGGGGCACCAGCTAAAATAATAGCCTTAGGTTTATTAGTTTGTTCTTTTAAAAGTTGTACTAATGATATCATTATTATAAATATTACAACTCCCTTTTGACTGTAGTTTTAAATTCTGTAAAAATAGGTGAATGTTTTGGATTCTCTAAATCAAATAATTTTTTAACAGTTAAGAAAATATCAATGTTTTCTTCTTGTGTTCTTTTGGATTCATACATTTCCCACCCTTTACCTTGCATTTTACCTTTGGCAGGTTTTCTTTTAGATGATTTAAGCCATAGTATTCCATATCTTTGAGGGGTTTTACCATAACATTCCTCATAACACTTACCATACACAGCTGTTTGTAAATCATAAACCGTTTGAAGATTATTAGATGTTTTAAAATCTACAATCCATATCTCACCATCTATCTCACAAACCATATCACAAGTACCAGCTACTTTTAATTCATCTGAAAATAAATGAACTTCAGTTTCAATTAATGTAGGTTTATATTCTTCCCACCATTCAACAAAACGCAAAAACATCTGCCATATATCAGGGTGATATTGTGGGTTTCCAAATTCACTTAAGAAATTAAGTTCTTTACCATTTAGGTATTGTTCAATCATTTCGTGAACTTGAGTACCTTCCTCCCCCGCTTTTTTAACTATAAAATCAGCAGAGTATCCTACTTTTTTAAGCCAATCTTCAAAAAATTTACCTTTAGGGTAGTGACTTAGTACGTAGGTTATAGAAGGATAATATTCACCATTTCTTCTATAGTATCTAGCATCAGGTAAAGTTATTTGTCTAGCATCCGGAGATATTTCAATTATCCTATTATAGGACTTTTTTACATTTCTTTTCATATTAAAGATAGTTTCTTTTCAAATAGGTTTTCATAAGTTAACTTCTGAGAAGTTTGAACTAATTTAGTAAAATCAATAAAACCCATTTCACTAGGATCTTTATCTTTTAATTCCACAAGGTAAACTTTTTTACCTACATTTAGAAATTCTTCTGCGAATTCTAAAGCTCTTGCCATAGCATCAGTATCTAATGCTAGATATATTTTTTCAACTGTAGATGATACTATTTTTTTCATTAGAGATTTTTGGATATTCTTACCTAATAAAGGGATAGCATTACGTTTAATACTAATAGCATCAAAGGGACCTTCACATAGTATAATAGGAAGATTCCAATTTATAAAAAATTCAAAAGGTATAATATCTCTTGACCAGCTGGGGTTTCTATACTTTATGTAAGGGTCTTTTTCAAATGATCTAGCTGTAAAATAGTTCAAATTACCATTATCATCATAAGATGGTATGATTACCATTTTAGAGTATAAACCATTTTCACAATATCCTATATTATACTTTATAATATCATTATCAGTTAGTCCTCTACGTTTAAGGTAGGAATATGCGTGTTTAGCTATGATATCATTATTATCTAATATACTGCTATACTCCTTAGGTAAACATAGGGTATCTGCAGGTACACCGTGTTTATCTTCATAATCATATACTTTAACTAATGACTTTAATTCCTGTAATTTAGAATTATCAGCATTAACTTTTTTAAATAATGTAATTAATCTGCTTCCCTTAGTATTGCATACCCAACAGTTCCATGGGTTAAGTCCTTTTTTATTGACTGTAAAATTAACCTCTAGTTTAGGTTTATGATGGTTACAGAATGGACAAGTGTATGCATAGTTACCTCGTGCAGTTTTTCTACCTCCCCCTAATACGGAGTTGGCTAAATTTACTAACAAATCATTTATCATATTAGTCTTTATAATTCTCCAGATCAGATCTAAAGAATTTTCCCAGTATGTTGCTATTAATATACGAAGGATTTTCCAGGACTTCAAACATCATTTGAAATTTAGTTTCACTGTATGTAAGTTCTTTTTTACTATAGCAGATTTGTATGATTTCTCTTGTAAATTCTTCCTGTTTATTTTCTTTAATTAATTCTTTTATATAGTCATGGGATCCATAGTAACCTTTCCAATTGCCTTCTTTTACTACCTTTCTCCAACGTTTATAGCCCTTAAGAGGAGGTAATTTTTTATTAAAAAATAATTGCTTTTTACCAATATATTTTTTACCTGTGGGTGTATGAGTTACCTCATAAATAAAACCAAATGTATTTTCAGGAAATTGTGAAATATCTACTATTTCTTTCCCTTCATAAGTCCAATTCATTAAAACATATCTAAGTTAACCATTATTGTAGTATCAGTGTGTTGTGATACAGGAAGAGGTTTTGCTAGTTTGGCAATAGCCACTAAATCATAATCATTATTATACATTCCTACGGTAGTAATATAAGGAGTAAAATAGGACCCCGTAGCAAAATCATAATAAGTATTAGAATTAATATTACTACCCTTAATTATAGTAGGGTTAAGAGAAAATTGGTATTCATTTTCCGTTATCCTAGCGGCAAATTGTGTCTCATTTAGAGTTAAGGTACTTTCAAAAGAACATGTAACATTGGATCCCGTCATAAAAGCATCAAATCCTGGTGCTTCACCATATAAATCTGTTCCATAGACTGCCGTACCATATAAAGAATCATATGCATCTTCACTTTCTACTGTAACAATGGCTAATCCATGTTCATATATAATATTACCTAATTGATTTCCATCTTGATCAAATAAATTCCCTTCTCCATCATCAGTCATTATAGTTGTATCTTCTTCATATCTAAAAGTACTAGGTTTGATATACTCTCCAAATAACTTAGATGGAATTGAGATAACTCCAATTCTAGCATCAGATTGTGTGGGGAATTCTCTTCTAGGTACTAGATCAGAAGATAAATAATTATAAAAGCTAGTAGTAGAAGTAGGACCGGTTATTGTTCCGTCATTATTAAATGAAGCAGTAGATGCAGTACTTCCAGATTCGTTTAAAAGAAAATTAGAATAGTAAAGTTGCTGTATAGATTTATAAACTAATCTTTCAGGAACAGAAGAAATTTGACCAGTAGTATTTTCTAATTTAATATTATTAGTAGGAGTTATATTTTTACCTATAAATCTATCAATACCAATATTTTGACTAGTAAAGTCTGTTCCTAAAAAAGTAAAACTTTTATTAACTTTAAAAGGTGTAATTATTACATCCTTTGAATTAAATTGTTTGAAGGTACTCATTCACCTTAAAAATCTAATTTAACTCTTACTAAAGCTTCTTTAGTAAAATCTTTTAAGAGTGGTCTTGATAATTTAGATACTGCTAGTAATTCATTTGCATCATTATACATTCCAATAGTAGTAATATAAACTTGGGGTTGATTAATAAAGTTTTGATAAATTACTTCCCCAGTAGAACCTGAAATAAAAGATGGATTTTCCGAATAGTTAAATTCTCCATTTCTTAACCTGGCAAACACAAAGTCCGAGGATAGAGTTTCTTGGGAATTTAGTTGAAAATTACCTCCGGATCTTATTGCATCATATAATGTTTGATTATTTAACCCATCCGAGTTATTACTTCTATTAGCCGCTACATGGATAGATTGGGAAATAGCTCCTGGGTTTAGTAAAATAGTACCTATATCAGGTAAAAATAAACCATATGAACCACTTCCTGCAACAAACCCATCAGTACCTGTTGCTTTACCATTAGATCCAGATACTACTTGAAATACTCTAGTAGAACCTAAAAAATTATTAACTAATACATCCTTAGAATCATTAGTTAAAAATATTTTTTCAAATCCCCCAGAACCAGAAAGAGTCAAATTAAATGTTTCAGGAAATAGAGATTCTTTATATCTAGCTCTTTCTACAGAGAGAGCATAAAAATTATTTGCTACTAAGGTATTAGCTCCACTGCCAAAAATAAAATTAGCGTTTTCATCTTCTAATACTAATGCTCTATATTGTCCAAAATTAGTTAAAGTAGGGGTTTTACCTACTACTCCAGGATTATAATAAACAGAGCCACTACCTTTATTATCTGCATAAGCTATTTCAAATTGTACCTCAGCAATAGATGCAGATGTGTTAGGGTCTACATGGTATACACTCATGTAAAAATCTCCTGAGGATCCATTTTTCTGTATGGATGAAGTAAAAAAATTAGTTAAAGCGGGATTTTTAGTAGACCAAGCAGGTCCTGTAATGGAATCACTGCTTACTACTATATCTTCGGCATCAAATCTTTTAAAACTCATTATACGTTAGTTTTTGTTATTGTTAATGGAATAGTTAATCTAGCTCCTGAATCTAACCCCACAAACGTAAGGGTAGTTCTTATTTGAGCTCCTGTTTTTGCTGTGCTACCAAATAAAGTATTTACGGTAGTAGCCCTTACATTGATTTGAGATCCTATTACTGTTTGAGATATATTAGTACCTAAAGTTTGATTAACTGTAGTATTTTGGGCTTGGGCGGCTGCAGTATCTATTCCTATTCCAGTAAAGGAATTTAATACTCTAACATCTGCTATAGTACATGAATACCCTGATGTTTCATTTGCTTGAGCCGCACCTAAATAATTTAATGTTTGAGGAGTTATAGCTAAAGAAGCCCCCTGCTTAAGTGTAATAGCGGCAAATCCTAAATCTAATACTGGTAATTTAGCTGTACCCCTAGGAAGAGTAGCTAACTTATATTTCATAATTTGAGTATCATCAGGAAAAGCCTCCAATAATGGCATATTTTCTATTGCTTCACCATAAAAAGATGACCCCGAGGGGTGGTTAGGGTTATAAAGAGTATAATCTATCTCATCATCAGCAACCGCAAACTGTGTAATTTGAAAAGAACCATCATTTTTAGCTAACAGTTCCCTTCCCTTTTTAGTAAGGATAGCATCTACTGTAACTATCTGATTATTTAAATATCCCATTTTATCTTATTTTATTTATAAATATATTAAATAGTATTTTCTTATCCACCATTACTAGATATTACTCCCTCTTTTACTAAATCCGAAACAATAGAATTAATATTCTGTCCTAATTCTTCCGATATTAACGTGGATTTCATTACTCCTTTAGTGGTAGCAAATGAAGATGAGGGTGGTACTAGATCTATTAATACGGAAGTAGCATCCGGATTATATCTTCTTAATAAAAATTGATTTAAATTAACTTTAGGTGGTACCTCAGGTTGCACATTTAATAAGAAACTACCTGAAGCATGCCCAGAGGTAACTAAATCAACATCATAGATTTTAAAAGCAAGAGCTTCACTTCCTTCAAATCTTAGTTCATCACCTGGTCTAAAAGAAATATTTTCATTAATAGGTTTAAATGTACTATTAGCATAAGGTTGTTGTGGAGATAGATCAACAAACTGAGAAAATGATACAGATGCAGTAATAAAATTAGTATAATTACTTCCAGTTTTAAAGAAATCTGGTTCTACTGTAGTGGTGGGAAAAGATATCGGGGTACCTATTAGGGCCCTATTTGCATTAACAACTTCAAAGGCATTAGGATTTATTATTACTAGTCTAGCAAATACCTCATCTCCTACTCTCATTTCTGTGGGGGAGGAAACTAAATTTACTTGTTGAAACTCAGTAACAAATGGGGGAGTTGCACCTAGGTTTAAAGCAAATGTATAATTTAAAATTTCTTCCGCTAAAATAGTTTCTACTGAGGATCTGTTTCTTATTATTTGAATTTTAGCTTGAGGTGATCCTATTTGTTGAGCAACTAGAGATAAATTAGAAATAGAAGTAAGTAAACTATTAATTTTAAAAGCTCCTCTTATTTCAAATGATATATCATTTCCTGGTACAGGTCCCGGGGATTGAATGGTATAAATACCAGTAGTAGCATCAAACCCACCCATTGAATCTTGTGTACTAAAAGTAGAATAACCTAATAAAGTATGATTATTTTGAGTTTGATAAGTAATACTATTAAAATTAGAAGCGGCTAAAAAGTAAAAATTATTAGGCTCTCCTAAAATACTTGTAAAAGTAATAGTATTTTCGAATGCATCCGATATATTACTTACATCATTTACAGATACTCTTTGACTAGTAATTATAGGATCTACTCTTCTTGCTCCATAAATTACATTTGCACCTGTATTAAAATTATCTAAATTAATTCCTACTGCTGCGTTAACTAAAGATGCATCATCTGTTTGAAGAGTATCTTCTAATGCTATATCTACTCTATCTCCACTTTCATAAGTACCCTCTACATCAAAGAAAGTATCTGAATTTAGAAGGGGTTTAAATGCATCCCCATTAGAATTAATTAGATAAGCAAGTTTTACTTGTGTAGCATTCTCTAATTCTGGGGAGGTAGGAACTAACAATTGAAAATAAGTAAAAAATGGTTTAACTCTATTAATAACTGGGGTTTTCCCAAATGATATGTCCCCTAGCCAAGTAGTACCATCTTTTAATTTAGCACCAGCTCCATTATAAGCATTTATTCTAAGGGCTTCTAATTTTGAACCCTTATATCTTAATAGAGTTCTGGATAATTGAGAATAATTAGAATCAGGGGTTTGAGCAGGGTTAGCATCATTGTTAGTTATAGGAATTACATTAGTAGGAACTAATAAACCTGTAGAATAATCCACATCCTGATAAAGAGTGGAATCTCTATTTTCTATTGAGTTATTTAATAAAGGCTGGCAATCAAATTCACGATCAAAACCAATATCACCTACAGTAAATGCAGGTTCTATAGCAGTTAGAGTAGAAACAGGGTTACTATCTGTTACTATGGATTCGCTTATAGCAAATAAAGCATTACTAAATGAAAAAGACGCCGTAATGTTTGCTGCAGCGGATTGTCCAGGTATTATTGCTTGAAATGGAGTAAAGGCTGTATTTAATTGTGCTACTAAAGCTACTTGATCTCCACTTCTTATTGCTTGTGAAGGGGTAAGGAGAACTTTTTGTTCTGGACCTGAATATGCTTGTCCTATACTAGAGGTTTGTTCAACTGTTGTTTGGAAACCCCCTAAAGAATCTAATTCTTCGCCTGTGGAAAGATTTTTAACTCTAAATTGTACATCTGTATCAATAGAATAAGATATATTATTAGTCCAATTAATAGTAAAGGAGCTAAGGGAACTAGTAACTGATAAGAATTTATTATTAGTTAAAGGACAAGTATATATACCAGAACTAGTATTAAATAAATTATGACTATCACTTTCTACTTGATAATCAGATACTATGACTTCTTGGGTATTATACCCAATAGCAGCTTGTGCAGTACCTCCTTTAACTAACTTATTTCCATCCCAATTAACTGTAATAGCTTCATGACTTCCCGTTTTTGATCCTGTAAAAGGATATGGAACAAAGTTAGAACTAAAGTTAGTAGAATCATAAGTAAATAAAGGTGATGTTACATCAAATGTAGTATAAGATCCACCCCCATAATCAAAGTCTACATTAACTCCTTTATTATTACCGTCAAAATCAAATGTAAATCTATCTACTGCAGGTAATATGGTTGATAGATCCACTCCACCTTTAGTAGTATGAGAAATTTTTATTTTTTCTATATTATTTAAATTACTAGAATTTCTAAATAAAAATATTTCTCCACTTCTAGGTGCTGTTTTTATATCATTAAATTTAGCTAATGAACAAGTATTACTCGTATAAACAAACCTATCAAACTGATGGGATAATTCGCCAGCAGATATATTAACATTAAGGAACTTCTCGCATGCAGGATTCAAGGATTGAGTCGTTACTACAATATTAGCCCCATTAAATTCTCCATTATAAAACTCATCCTGGTTACTTATAGTAGTATTAACACTACCAGATAAAGTGGTAACTGTTTCTATAAAAGATTGAGTAATATCATACCCAAATCTTTTTGTTGGACCACTACCTGACACACCATAAGGGTGGAAATGAAGAGAATTAAATTTTTCAAATGATCCTCCCGTACCTCCACTAAATACTTCAATGGATGAACCTGTTATATATCCACGAGGTTGAGATTTAATAGCTCCACTAACTGTTATATCTTTAAAAATAAAATCTGTATTAAAACTACCTTCGGATGTTTTAGCTATAGTAGTATCTAAATCTACTTGAGGTGGTCTTACTCTATTTCTTTCTAATAAATGCTGTTTAACTACTATACCAGTGGAAACCGAAGTTCTAGCAGGTATATAGTTTTTAATGGCTTTAAATAGGGAATTATCTATATATTTAATTAACCTATAATAATCATTAGCATTAGTTTTTACATACTTTTCAAAATATCTTAGGGCTATGTCTCTTAAACCATCATAATAATCCAATGATGAAGATAAATTTCGTGGGTCAGCTAATGTTTCAGTAATTTTATTATTAAATCCCAATTCATTTATGATGTCATCATTGACTTCATCCTGGGGAGAAAATGCTACTTGTAGTAAATTATTATCCTCTGTAAATGATTGGGAAGCTTCATAATTTTGTTGAATGGATCTGTATGATGATAGGGTATCACTGTAAGCTACATTATTATAAATGTGAATTTTATCACTTACTCTATTTTTAATACCTAAATTAGGTTGGTTTAAGAATTGAATCTCCCTATTACTAGCTATAGATGATGTAATTAAACTATAACGAGAATTATCATTAAAAGAAGATATAGTGGAGTAAGAACCAGAAATTTTGGGGTGAATAGAATTAAGAAAACTAATATTACCTTGTGAACCCGTAATTAATCCTATGTCTTCTCCCTCCCTGGATCTAAAGACTAAATTTTCAACGGGAGATAATGAACCCGTCAAATAACCAGTTTCAATAGATAATGGATCCATAACATGGTTATCCCAAACTTCTTCAGTAATAGTAGATTGGTTATTAAAACATAAAGTCCAATACCTTAATTCCTGTATTGAACCACTAAAATTATTATATGTTTTAGAATTAAATGATCTTTCTAATGCAAAACTACTAGTAGTGGAATTAACCCATGAACCTGATATTTGGTTGAGTTTAATTCCATCTTTAAATCCTATTTGAGTACCATCTTTTCCATTATAAATTTTATTAGCAGAAGCTAATTGATACCTAGATTGATTAATGTTAGCCAATCCCTGCTCCTGCATTTGTACTCTTACATTCCACCAATCTTTATTATAAAAAGGTAAGGAAATAGATGCAGAAGTAGGAGGTGAACCACTAACAGCCAGAGTTAAATCAGCATATTGGTAATTGGGATCTATGGTTGAACCACTAAATGATGAACTAAATGATCCTGATCCTTTATACTCTAAATATACTAAAACTTTAGTATCCCCACCATCATCTTTTAATCCCCATAAAGGTTGAAGAGGTATAGATTGAGTAGGAGTAGTAGCAGGATCAATATCCGATTTAAATCTAAATTCAACTGTAGAAGGTACACTACCTGTTAAATTAGATACAGCAGCAGAAGCGGACCATTGTGAGTTAATTTTCCATTCAGTTTCTACACCACCATTATATTCTTGTCCCTTATCAGCATCAAATTGGTGTGTAACTATTTCCCTATTATATATTCTTCTATATAAATCCCAATCATTGGAATTTATTTTATCTTTACCACCAAACTCATATATCCTTAAAATAGTATCCGGTAAACCCCAAATATTAATTAAACTTCTTAAACCAGAAACAGTACCTTTTCTCTTAGCTAAGTATACTAAATTATGATATAATCTTTTATAAACTTCTTTACTAACATCATTTATGGGAACAGGTGTATTACTAGCGGATATAGCAGTAGTAATTAATTCCCGGTTGGTTTCCGAAAAATATGATCCAGATTCATTTATACCTATTAAGCTGGTAAATATATCATTGTTATCAAAATTATTACCATATACTTCATACCCAAAAGATTTAAGCGTTTCCTCTACTAATTCAGGTTGTATACCTGTTTCTAAATTATTAGTAGCACTTAATTTATCCGTAATAGCTTTAACATACAACCATATCTCATCAAAATGTTGGCCTACTAAATTTACAAATTCTATATAATTGTTATTATCCGAATTATCTCTTATAAATTCAGGTATAGTATACTTTAGGTTACTAGGATTATTATCATCAAACCGGGATGCATCTAATAATGCTCCCCCATAAAATGCATTAGTAATATCATCACTACCTAACCAGGTTAATACCTCAGTACTCCCAGTTGATTGTAATATATAGGGGGCGCTAGAATTAGATTTGGGGTAGGAATTAGATCCACTATTATAATATAAAAAATATTCAAATCCATCAAAATTCCTAATTAGTTCAGTTATATTATCCTGAAAAGATTTAATAGAGGTAGTGGTAGTTATAGAACCCGAGGAACCCCCCGTAATAGTTCTTAAGGAAGTTATAGAATTTTGATTAGATTCTATTTGACTTACCTTATAATAAAAATTTTCTAATCTTTTTTTAGCTGAAGAAAAATGAACAAAATCCGAGTATGAACTAATAGAGTAACTAGGGTTTAATTTTATTCCGGTTTGTTTAAGTAAATAACTTGATTGATCTAAAGAAGATGTGAAAGAAGAAGTAGTTAATGTAGTTAAATTCTTAAATTCTGTAGAATTATTTACTCTATCTTTTATCTCTAAATTAGTATTAGGACCCCTTAAAGTATTAAGAACATCATCAGGGGTTGGTATAGATGGATAGGAAACTTGAAAAGCTTGTGTTTCTGATATCTTACTTACTACTTCTAAAGTAGTTTTAGTAGTAATAGAAGCAGGGAGAGGTTCGTATAATTTTATTAAAAATGAAGTAGGAGATGTAGTTTCATCTAATTGAATGTTAACACAAATGTAATAATTATTTCTTCCAAAATTAAGATAGAATTCATCAAAATACCCTACAGATTCTATTTTAGTTTTTAGACTTACTACTTCTTCCCTAATTTCCTCACTAGTTAAAAAATTAGATTGAAGTCTTATTTCTGTTCTATCAGGTGATATTTCCGAAATAAAAATATCACTAATTTCAGGTGTAATGAAATTATATAAAGCAAAAAGACTTCCCTTATCAAAGCCTGCATTAGATATATCTTCAGATGGGAATAGTTGAATCTCCTCTATCTCTCCTTCACTACCCTGATCATTTTGTACTCTATAATTTCTGAAATTGGGATTGGATGATAATAAAGTTTTATCCGCACTATAAATGTGAAACTCTATCCTATCTACAGTGGGGTCATAAAAACTGGGAATGTCAAAGTTGGGGATTATAGTGGAATCGCTTAATTCAAAGGGTTGAGTTAAAAAATCATTTAGATTAGCACTAGATACCGTTGCCCTATTAGTAGAAAATTTTAAAATATCTTCCTTACCTGTATGAACTGCCCCTCCCATAGGAGTACCATCAGGCATTATATGGTATGACCCTATATAATCCCTTCCATCTAAATATTGTAATTCTCCTCCTTCTGTGTATAAAATAGCTCCCATTATATTTCATTTAATATCCTCCACCACCTCCGGATCCTCCTACGCTCCCTCCAGATGTTAAACTACCTCCACTAGTAACAGCAGAAGTAGTTCTAATTCCCGCTATATCTGCTCCAGTACCTATTTGTCTCCGTTCAGTAGCAGTTACATTAGTAGAAAAATCTTGTATTAGGTTAAGATTTTGTCTTCTTATTTCTAAATTTTCTTCTCTCAATTCAGTTATTTCATCTAATAATGCCTGTATAGTTTCATTTTCCTCCTCAAATCCTATATATTCAGTAGATTGTCTTATTAAAAATTCATGAGAATTGACATCCCCCACTTTAGGTATATTAAAAAATAAATTCTGATATAACGTAAAAAAATCTTCTATATTAGCCAAATTTACATCAAAAAATGTTTCATCTGGAGTTTCAACTAATTGTGTAAATTCAGTATCTACGGTATTATTAAATGATTGTTTATTAAAGACATTTCTTTGAAATCCTATATTTTGTTGGCTCATCCTTCTATTACTTTAAAATTTAAATCTTGATCAAATATTTTTACTTCTCCATCTATTGTAGTTTTCACTAAAACAGTATAATATCTTTCTGGTTCTAACCCATTCATATAAATCTTAAAAAAAGACGATTCTTCGTCCGCACTAATTTTAGTAAATTGTGAATCAAAATCTATTACATATTCGTTAGTTTTACTATCTTTGATAGCATATAGGGATGATGCAGACGGGAGATAAAAATTACTAGTATAGGAAGATGCGGTTAGGTATGTTCTTTCTGGGTATTTTTCGATAGCATTAATTCTAAATTTAGCTATTTCCTCTGGATAATATTCATTTTTATTATTAGGTAAAGCTATTAATGCTTCGTTAGTAGCTAACTCCGTATTAGTTGAAGAGCCAGTATCAAATATTGAATCATCCCATTTAATTTCTAATTGGGGTGGATAGATAGTGTTAGTATCTCTAGAAAAGAATTTCAACTCAGTTTGAACATTTAAATCATTTATAAATTCCTGAGATTCTGATTGTCTAACTATGAAACCATAATTTACAAAAGTATTTTTAGGTATAGTAGAAGTCCCTAAAACTGATGAAGACCAGTTAGAAACCAACTGTGTTACATCTACATTTAGATCTAAAGATGAATAAAAATCAAATGATTGGGAAATTTGTGGGTATAATGCACTTGAGGTGTACCATGCTCCACCACCATCATTTGCTACACCAACAAAAGAACCTGTTATACCCGAAGTAGGAGTATTAGTAGTCCAAGTGCCTACTCCCTCTCTTAATCTATTACCCCAACTACAACCATCTTTAACTAAAGGATCTAATAAATATTCCCCAGTTCCCATATTCCAATTTTGTCCTACTGCATTTACTAATAAAGTAGTATCAGAGGATAAGCCCCTAGCATTTGCAGAATATACCCTTAAAAATGATGTAGTAGAGGAACCCGAAGCTGTTACATCAATAACATTAAGAATTTCATCTAGGTCAAACTGAATTAAAAATCTGGATGATTGGGGGTCATCTCCCTCTTCCTGGTTAGGTGCTCCTATTTTAAAATCAGTAGTAGCTTCTATAATAGAATCTAAACCCGTATTCATGGTACTATAACCAGAATATAAGGTTGCGTCTTTAGTAGGGAATATTTTAAAAATGGCCATAATAATTTATCTTAATATTCCTGGGGGTATTGGGTTAAAAGAATCCGAATAGGTATTTCTTGGTGTAAATGGGTGGGTAGTAGTAAAGCCCGCAAATTCACTACCTATTCTAGTAACATAGGGTACATTAATTGGCCCACCATTTGGTAAAGGATTCTCAACGTCCAAATCAGTATTACTAGTTGTAAATTGTAATTTTCCCTCTCCTCTAACTTCTCCTTCTGGAGTAGTATCAAATGGTTTTTGTGGTGTATAAAAATGTCTAAAATTAGAATTAGGATCATTTATAGGACCACCAGCGGGACTATTATTTTCTAAATCTAAATTAGTTTTATCAAAACTATTTTCTAAAAAATTGTTATTAATAGAATTAGGGTCAGGTATTGTAGGTAATTGTGAAGAATCAAAATTACTTTGTGGAATTGCATTCCTTAGTATGTTAGTATCTGGTATAGGCATAATTATTTTTTATAATGGTACTACTCTTCCCCTAATATCCTCTGAGGGGTATTTAACTTCAAAAATCATAGGATCAATAGAAGGATATACCACTTGATTTATAGTAGCTCCGTCTATATCATATGCAAAATTACTATAACCTAAACTTTCTCCTGTTTTATTTATTATTTTTATATCCTTAACAGTTTGAACTCCACTTATACGTGATAATAAAGTATTAACATCTGTTAGTAATATAGGTTCATTAATTTCAAAATTATCCCTAGCAAAAAATGTTCTAAGAGCACTTATACAGTCAGTTAATACTTGGTTATTATTAAAATTAGGTCTTGCTACTATCTCGAATTCTACTCCTATATTAATTATAAAAGCATTTTTTATTCTTATGGAATCCCCCACCATTCTATATTCAGAAAGATAAGTTCTTAAATTTCTCTGTAAAATATTAGAGGCATTAGCAAAATTCCCACCAGCATCCTGGGATATTACGTATAAATCTAATACAGTAGGAGTTTCACCTTGATTAAGTTCTCCTATTTTTGTAGGCATGGTATATGCTTTAGCTATAGTCCCAAATTCAGGTGGAAGTGATAATGCCCTAATAAGATAATCCTGTGGAGTTACTGTTCTTAATTGGTTTTGGAAATTAGCTAATGCATTTTGTCTTATTTCCTCCACAGTATCCCCATCGGATCCTCCATCAGCTGCTACAAGATTAGATGAGGCTACGGAGACAAATATAGTATTAGCTAATGTAGGGTTATTTATTAGATTGGGGTTAGCAAATGAAATTCCTGTGTCATCTACATTAGTTAATGTATTAGCAGCAGCATTAGCTCCTACTCCTCCTCCAGTCAAATATCTTACAGTTAAAGTAGTATTAGAAGGTGCTATTCCATAGGTGTCAGTAAATACAAAATTAGTAGGGGAAAAAGCCGTAGTTAATTTATCCTGTTGGAATGGTAATCCTAGTCCCACATTATTGGGATTAGGTACTATTTCCTCATCATTATCTGCTGTAGTTCCCGCCCCAAATTCTATCTGTAGAGTACCTCTATCCAAAAATCTTGTAGTAAATCTTCTTTGTACTTTTTTTAGTTTTAGTAAATTATTAGAAGTTGTATCTGTGTAAGTATTGGGATCATTAGGGTTAGTGTTTTTTATGGAATCAAAAACTGATTCTTGTGCTAAATTAGGAACTTCAAAATATTCATTTCCATCACTATCTATAATATCTAATATTCCTATGATATTAGTAGCTGTTATATTTCTAGTATCAAATTTTACTGGTGATCCAAATGTAAATTCAGTAGTATTAATAGTAGCCGAAATAGCTTGTCTAGTCTTTTTTAAAAGAAAGAATTCAGGTTCAGTACCGGATAATTGGTAAACAGAGACGGATGTGGGATCAAGAGAGGAAGAAAACGTAAAATCTATTTCATCTTCTATAATAAACTTTAAAGAATCCCTGGTATTTGAAGTTACAGAAGTATCAGCAGGTATTCTTAATGCATAAGAATAATCCGGTATTTTTTCAGTACCTACAGTTTTAGCAGGTAATTGTTGAAAAAAATCTATATCAACAGTGGCGGCTGTAGTTACTTTAGGTCTATAACCTAATAGGTAAGCTAAATCTAATATATTATTAAATTGTTTTGCTCTTTGAATATAAGTTTCCTGTATTTGATTATCTATGTAAAAAGATAAAACATCCCCTACATAAGCCGCCATTTCCATAAATAACATACCTGTAGAAGCAGGAGAAAAATCATTAAAAGTATTAGGAAAATAAGTTTTAGTATATTCTATTAATCTATTTCTTAAACTATTAAAGTCCTTATTTATATATTTTATATCTCTTTTTAATTCTGCCATTATGATAAATTAATGCTTATGGAATCTGAAATACCAAAACTTTGTATAGAATAAACTATGGATAATTGAATGGTATGTTGGTCTTCTAATCTATTTAACTCAAATTGTTCTATGTTAACGGTAGGAAAAAGTTCTTTGACCTTATCCTGTAATATTTCTTGTAAATCTTCTGATGCTGAAGATTGAAAATCAAATAATAAAAGTCTTAAATCAGCCCCAAAATTAGGGTTGAAAACCCTTTCACCCTGGTTTGTTAATAAATAATTTAATAAATTAGCTTTTATTTGTTCTCTAGTTTCAAAAGTTTGGTTGAAGACGGCAGGACCATCTATAGGAAAATTAAATCCTATACCAGTTCTTTGACTTATGTCAAGGGGAAATCTCTTTTGAACTATATTAGCCATTTACTTATTTTATAAAAGCTCCTATTTGATCTAAAGAAACCTGACCTGGGGGTAGAGTACCATTAGCTGAATCCATACCAGGTTGGGGTCTAAAAGTACCTTGCAAATTATTGGTAGTCATAGTTTGAGCCGTTTCACCTAAAATATCTTTATATGAACTTCTTAAATTATTTTTTACACCCTCTGATGGTTGGGACATTACTCTATTCTCCACTATAGGGGTAGAAGATCTATTTTTTACTGCTTCAAGTAAAATCTCCTTTAATTCCTCATGTATAACCTCTCTAGTAGCTTCTTTAATTATATCTTTTAGTTTTTCTACTTTCATCTTATTATTTGTTATAAATACTACAATATTAAAAATTATTATCTTTCTCTTTTACGAATTCTAGTTTTCTTTCTTCTTTTAGCTATTTCTTTTCTTTCTCTTCTGTCTTGTTTTCTATCTTTCCTGGCTTCCCTTCTAGTTAAATCTCCAGATTTTCTTAATTCCCTTCTTTCTTTTCTATCACTACGTCTATCTTTTCCTTTTATTTGTCTTATTTGTTTTTTAGTAAAACGTGCAGGTAAACCTGGTATGTCTATATCTTCTATACCTTCTACATCTACTGATGGAATAATAGGAGTAATATTTTCTAAATCTATAGTTGGTAACTGGTCTTCTATGTTTATGGAAGGATTATTTACAAAAATTAAATTATAATTATCAATTTGGAATTTTATTTCTTGAACTAATACTTCAGGTGTATTAGTATATGAAAGATCAGTAGCTAAAGATACTCCATTAGTTTCATTAACCCCTAAAACCCTAGTTTGGGTTAATTCTCCTTCTCCTATTCTATATTGTAATGTAAGTCTAAATTCTTTATAAAATAAAGGATCGTTAGAATTAGGAGATAATCTATCTAATAAATCATCTTCCTCTTCTACATTAGTACCTGCATTACTAGAATTACCTGATTGATTTAGAGTATTTTGAAGATTTTCTGATAAACCATTTCGTATTTCATCCAATGATGATTCTCCCGATCTAGCAATATAAAGAAGGAATGTTATGATATCTACTACAATAGTAATAACATCCACAAGGGGGTCTAATTTTTCCAGAATATCATCTATTTTATTGTTTATACCTCTGGACGACTGTTCAATAATTATTCCAGCATCATTAGTTTTTTCTACTTCGGGTCTTAAATCATCCAATGTTTTAGAAAGAGTAGTAAGAATTCTTGCAGGTAAACCGACTCCTGGAGGTGTCGAAACCGGAACGGGTAAAGCCGTTATTAAATCAGTAGCTAGAGTAATACCATCTGATACTGCTTGTAATGTAGAACCTGTTTTATTTAATGTGTTTAAAACAATCCTAACACCATTTATTGCTGCTCTAATACTTGAAATAACAGTTAGTGTAGTTTGTAATTGTTTTTCTACTTCTAATACGGCATCAGCTAACTTATCCTTATCTTCCTGTGGAAGGAATTGATAAGATTGAAGATAAATATTTCTTGCAAGAGTAGGATTAGTTAATTGTGAGGTATCAAATCTTCCTCCCTTGTTTCTTCCTGCTCTATCAGGTTTTTCTTCTCTCCCAGATCTTCTTCTATCTCGTCTTTCGCTCCGTATTTGTTGTTTTACTTCTCGTATCCCTTTCCTTGCATCAGTTATTTCTATTCTTTGTTCAGATTTAATTTCATTTAGTAATTGTCTAGCTTCACTTTTAGTAATAACACCGGATTCAACTTGTTGGTCCAAGAGCTTTTCTATATCATCTATTTCTCTATCAAATTCGGCTTCTTCTAAATCCCTAATTTCTTTAGCTGCGTTAATTCTTCTTTCATTTTCCTTTTTAATATCATCTAATAATTGTCTTTTATTCTTTCTTTCCTCTTTATTAGTATTCCTTCTTAATCTTCTAGCATCCTCTCTAGCTTTTTGATTATCTTTTCTTTCCTCTCTTCTATCCTCCCTTTCCTCTTTTCTTTCATCTCTTCTAGCATTTCTTTCATCTTCTCTAGCTTGCCTTCTATTAGCCCTTAAAAGTTGTTTTTCTGCAGGAGTTAATCTTTCATCTTCTCTTTGTTGTCTTCTAGCTTGTCTTGCTTCTTGTCTAGCTTTTCTGGATGCTTTCCTAGCATCTTCCCTAGCTTGCCTCCTAGCTTGTTTTTCTTCAGGAGTTAATGGAACTCTTTTTCCATCTTCTTCCCTATATTGTTGTTTTTCTTCTTCCCATATTCTATTTTCCTCCTCCAGATCGGCTTCATATATAAGTCTAGCTGTTCTTCTAAGTTCTCTTTCTCTTTCGGGTGTAATAGATGCCTCCTTACCTTTTTTATTAGTTTTAACCTTTATTTTTATCCTATTTTCAGCATAAATAAATTTAATATCAGGATTTTGGGAAACCTCTACTCTGGAGTTTGTTAATACATCTATATCACTTGTATCAGCTCCTTGTTCTATTAATTCTCTATAATCACCATTTAATATAGCATTTTCTAAATCACCTCTAAATTCTTTTTTATAGGGTTTTATATCTCTTTCTACTTCTTTAGTTTCTTGTATGGTAGGAATAGGTATAAACACAATTTCAGGAGGTGGGGAAAATTCTATAACAGTAGAAAAAGTTACTCTGCTAGATAAATCATCTATTTCTTTTAATCTATTAGCATAATCCTCTCTTATTCTTTGTACTTCGGATTCATGTCTAGCGGATCTGGAGTTTTCTTCTGCTAATCTTTCAGTTCTTCTTTCTTGTATTTCACCTGCTTTTGCGGCTATTCTATCTGTTATTTTTTTTTGTGTTTTATTACTTAGGGCTACTAATTTTTCCCCAAATAATTGATCAATACTAAATTCTATAGGAAGAGGAAACCCAATTATATTTTCAATTTTATTCTCAAAAGTTTCTACTACTTGATCCGCTAATGTTATACCTTGTCTTAAAGCTATATCATCAAGTTTAAAAACTTGATCTCTTCCTGTTTTTAACAGTCTTGATATTAACGATTTAAAACTCATTATTTAGAATAAGTTACTTTAGATTTATAATTTTCAATATTATTTAAAATATTTTGAGCAGCATTTCTAATATCTCCCCCTATGTTTAATAATTCATTATTAGATTCATTAGTTTCAACTAACATAGGATTTAATTCAAAGTTTGTTCCTAATGATACTAAAATATTGGCTAATCTTTCAATGTCAGATAAAAATTTATCCCCCAGGATTATAGGTTCAATAACTGAAAAATCATTACTTCCTAAAGTTATTTCCGAATCTTTCCCCACAGCAACTGACACTCCATCATCAGCATCTATATTAACTGATTCCTGGGAATTTAAATTAATAGAATTATTAGCAGTTAGTAGAATTCCATCATTATATGAATTAAATAATAATCTACCAGAGTTTAGTATAATTTGAGCATTAGCATATTCCTTAGCAGATTTAGGTTCTAACCCTTTATCAAATGATTTATAAGAGTTAGAGGCTATCTCTATAGGAATTTTTTGAGTAGAAGTAAGGTAAATACTACTTTCATCCTTATTTATATCCTCCACCTGAGGAATCCATGGATCCTTACCATCACTATATTGATTATTTCTTAGAATAGTTATGGGATCACCATTAACTCCTGCATTGGACCAAGGATTAAAAATAGTAGAATTATTTACAGTAGAACCAAATCTTAAGCTTTGACCCCATCTACCTTCATGTATTACATCCCCTTCAAAGGCTTGGAGCGGTTTAATATCAGTACGTTCTATAAACGTACTACCTAATTCTATTTCTGTACTTCCATCAGTTACTCTTCTTACAGCTCCCGTTAGGGTTTGTTGGTAATCCTGTTGTTGAGAAGGGGGTAAGGGATTATTACTTAATGGATTAGGTAATGCATTATGATGGTTACTATTCCATACATTTATGGATTGGAAATAATAGTATTCTACACTATTAGGGTCTTGTACAGCTGCAGCACTAGGTAAGGATATAATATAAACTACCTCATTTTTTAGGGGATAGTTTTTAAAATTAGGAAATAAAGGTTTAGCCGAATTATTAACAGTAAGGGCACCATCAGCAGGGTCGGATTGATCGAATTTTTTAAAAAATATGGATCCTATGGCTGACCATTCTCCTATAAGGGAAAATATATCAGGGTCAGTAGTATTATCGGTTAAAGTATATAAAACCCTAGCCGCAAATACCCCCCCTTTTGTAGGGTTTATGGTTCTAGTGGGATTTAAAAACGATAAACCTGTTCTATTCCTTGGCATCCCCCTGAGTTAATTCTTTAATGGTACCTTCTAAACCGTTAAGTAACTGTTCTTTTTCTTCATCTGACAAACCAAACTCATCTCCTGAACTGCTTGATTGTAAAGTTCTTTGTACTATACCAGCCATTTTAACTAATTGTTCATTATTTTTAATACTTATTTCTAAGTATTCTTTAATTAAAGGAACTATTAAAGTAGCATCACCTATTTCTTGTACTAAAGGTTTTAACTCTTGAATTAGGGCTGTTACTTGAGTATTTTTTTGCTGTTGAAGATCATAGATTTCCTCTAACAAATCGGAAAACTTTTTATCTTTAAATATTATGGAATCTAATAACCCCATTTTTCTTATAAATATATAAAAAATGAAATATTATTAGAAACCTCCTAATTTATTAAATTGCTCATATTTTTCATCAAATATAGAATATAATATTTTAGCATTTTTAGTTATTTGAGGTGTTTTAACATCCATCATTTCCCTAATGTAAATGTAAAGAGCTTTTTTATTAAATACATCTATATTATCTCTTTTTCTAAATAGTTCCAATATACAATCAGCTACCCTAGCATCCTCGGCCTTAGGAAATAAATTATCTAAATTTTCGGAACAATAATCTATATAATAATCCATAAATAAAGATAATCTATCCTTAGGGGTATAACCATTAAAAGACAAATCCCCCCATTCCAAATCTAATTCATAATGCATTTTAGGATGGGAAGCTATAGAATTAGCATCATCATTAGCTGAATTATCATCATTTTGGCTTAATGAATAATTACTAATTAATTTTTTATAATTTTTCTCATTATAAACTATAAGGTATCTTTTTACTATAGTACCAAAATAAGAATATGCTTTAGCTCCCTTAGAAGGGTCAAATAAGTGGATTTTAGAAAGAAGAAATGTAATTATCTCATGTTGTAAATCTTCTAAATCCTCAACATCAGTATTGTAAAATTTAAAGGTATGAATTATATTCTCCGTAAGTTTATAAAAGGGCCAATGGATATAGCCCTCATAAATGTCACTTCTTTCCTTAGGATTATTACTACTATTATATCTAACTATTGCATTTTCAGTATCCTTAGTAAAATATCTTCTTTTTTGTTTTTGGGCTTTATGTTTGGCTATTATCCGGTCCATCCTGATCTAAGGTTTTGATATTAAATTCATTTAGAATTTTTTGTAATTCCATAACCTGATTAAAGAAAAAACCTATTTCATCGTCTGATTTGAATGAACCTTTATTGTCTAACTTTTTTAATTTTTCATCTGTTAATTCAATAACTTGTGATAACCTTTCTAAATAACCTAAATAACCTATAATAAGGTCTTCTGCTGTTTCATTTTTACGTAGTAAATTAAGAGTAGCATATCCTAATACCCCTAATATTACAACTAATATTCCTATTATAATATAACTAATCATAAATTATCTAACATATTTTTTAATCCCGAACTACTAACTGATGATAAAGCTTTTTTCTTTGCCGAAGTATTAGATTTAATAGATGGGGGAGTAGAAGAGGGTTTAAATTTAGGCAACCATTCTTTCTCAAATTCTATTCGGGCAGCCATTAAGTCAGCCTGATGTAAAATATAAGGTAAACTAGTACGTGGTTTTTGTTCTGGCATAAATACTTTTAAATATTTAGCATTAGCATCATCATATAAACCATCATGGGTTTGAATAGCCAACATTTCATTAAATGTATAAGTAACACCATGGGACTGTAACATAAATAATCCCCTATCTGGAACGGATGAAAAAGGTACTTCTTTATTAAACATATATTCTTCACCTAACTTTTCACGTCTCCATTTATCAGTCTGGGGGATATATGAAGCATTATCTTCATCTCCCATTTTACCTAAATCATGATTAATAGCTGAAAATACTAATTCTTCTATAGTAAATGTAGATCTATCCATTTCAAACTCACACCATACATCATAAATTTTTAATGATGCATTAACAACACGATTTACATGATCAACATACCCACCTGGAAATGAATTATGATATTCCTTTTTATGAGCAGCAGGCATAAGAGAAATTCTTTCCTCATACTTTTTATAAAAATCAAGTAATTTTTGCTTACGCTCCCCTGTAATATACTTTTCAATGTTACCTAAAAATTCAATCCAATTAGACTGAATCTGTTCTGCTGTTAAACTCATATATTAACGTAAATTTGAAGTATTGTTTAATTCTCTACCATCTAAGGGTTCACGTTCGAGCTGGGTAGCAATATCTTCAACAATATCATTAATATTACCTAATTCATTTTTGATATCTCTAGGATTACTATTAGTAGAAACCATATTATTGATAACTGTTAATTTAGTCTGAATAGACTGTAGTTTGCGAAAGAAGTACTCTCTATTTCTCATAGTTTAATTTTATAATTTTGAAACCTTTAACACCTATTTTTTTTATAAGTTATTATGTTTTATTAACATGTTCTGAAGG